GCTCTAATGAAACCGCTCAAGCCCTCTGAATAATTACTCCTCCTCAGTCGCCGCCTTGATGATCTTGTTACCTTCACGGACTAAGTTAGCCGTCACATCGACAACTCCAGCTTGAGGGCCAATGCCAAGAGTCATAACACCGGAAGCTCCAACGGCCAGCGCATCAAGGGCATTAATAAAATCCTCTGGATCGTCAGGATTAAAAAGCTCGTCCATTGATTTTCCGCCGCGAACAAGATCGTCAGCGGCTTTTTCGACAAGATTGCCACCGGGGAAAATTCGCAGCCCAAGGATGCGACGACCCGCCATATCAATAAGTCGGCCAAACACGAATAACCCGTTGATCGGGCCAAGAGCCAGCGAAAGAGTCCACTGTTCGCGGCTCCATTCACGATCTTTGTCGTCGTCGTCACCGATAAGCGAGGCCATCCAAGACGCCATAAGCTGGGACATTGCGGCTTGCGCTACGTGAGCAACAATGATGCGCTGCACGTCCATCGCCTTGTTTTTGGACTTGCCGGACAAAAGCTTTTTCAGAGCCGTTACTTCGATGCCAAGCGCCTTTCTTTGGTCACTGGCAAACATCCAAAGCGAGCGCATGAAGTTGTTGGATGATGCCTCCACAAGTGAACGGTTCACGATGTCGGAAGGCTGCGCAGAAACGGCAATCATCTTTTCCAGTCGCTTGGTTGCGGCTGCGTTTGCCATGGCTTCATTCATCCCTTCCGAGATGTAGCCGCGCTTGTAGTAGTCAAATGACACGGCAGCGCCTAAAGCTGTCCATCCTGCATCAGTCCAAGCCATCGGCATCATGCCGCGCTGCATCCAAGCTAGCGACACGGAGCCAACCGCGCCTTCACCCTGCATGGCAATTCTAGCCTCAGCAGAGAAACCGCCTTCAATGCGTCGCATAATGGTGTCAGATTTGAACATTTCTGCGACATCGCGGCCAAACGCTGCGGGATCATAAAACGCCCTTGCTAGGCCCATTGTGTAGGAATGCGCCGGAACGTCAGCAAGTAGCGGATTGAGTAGCGCCGGAGTCTGCTTGATAACCGGAGACATACGGAACGCTAGCCCCTTAAATGCCCGGTATTGCATGATCCATCTCCACATGCGCGATAGGTCAACGAGCTCGCGTGCTGCATTTGTCCCCTGCGACTCAATGGCCGCGATGCGTTGCTTGATAGAGTTGGCCGACACGTTGCCAGATGACTGCTTAATGGCGGTCATTACGTCGCGATCCAAGAGAACGGCTTTAGCGTCTCTCACAGCCTCCGCATGAGTCACCCAATGCGCCACGTTTTCCCAATGGGTAAGCATCACCGTCACAGCGTCCATTTCAGCCAGAGGTGAAACAGTATTCACGCGGGACTTTGTAAAGCCTGCCGCCAGTCCGCTTGAAATGTCGGAGGCGTCCAGATCCATCACGGAAGCATCGCCGGAGCGGTTGCGATAGATTGGCGCGTAGTTTTTCACGCGTGGCAGCGGAGCATTGAAGAGACGACGATAAACCGGATCAATCAAACGTGCTGCGTCGTCGTAGCCTTTGGCAATCCATTCACCCAGGGCTTTAGCCTCTGGCGATAGGAAGGCGTCGAGTTGCTTGAAGCTCTCTTCTGTCCATCCGTCGCGCTCCATCTGTTTACGGCTGGCATCCTGGCGGCTCCATAGCCACCACTGGACGCCTTGCAGTTCTGTCATCTGACGCTCTTTCTGCTCGCCTGCGTTCTCCACGACTTCAACCGTGACAGTGCGCTTGCGTTCGGATGCAGCCCATTCTTCGAGAGCGGCGTCAACCTGATCTTGTCGGAGTCCAGCGGCCTCCGCTGTCATGTCACCGTCTGCCAGCTTGGTTAGCGTCTCGATGTCCAGCTTTACTTCCTTTACCTTGCGGCCCTCAGTGATCATAATGCCGGAGGCTTTGACCTTCTGCATCTGCCCAATGCCGCGAGCGTGTGCCAGCCGTGAACGCGAGTTAAACACGACTGAAAGCATGTCGTGATACTTGGCATTGACGCCGCGCTTGATGTCGTTTGATTCGTTGGCAGCGCGAATGAATGACGTGATGAAGTGGTCGGTGATCTTGGAATCCTCACCGAATACCAATTCAAGCCGCTGGCCCAGAGTGTGGATGGCTGAATCAAGCATCCCGTTAAGCCCCTGCCATGCGCGACGGAACACTTTGAAACGAATCTGATTCGTCTCGTTGTCCACGTCCACCTTGCTAATCTTGCCCTCTGGAACTGCATCCTTTTTGGCAGTGGCGCGGAAGTCATCAAGCATCGCCTTTCGATCTTCATCCAGGAGCTTCCGGCCCAGCTTGCCGCTTTCGATGGTGTCAGATAGCCACTCGCTAGCCGCCGCCATCGCTGTGCTGTCTTTGGTGTCCCACGTCTCGAAAAGGCGAAGGATGCCCATCTTTGTGAGAATGCGCTGTGTTTCCTCGTCAGACTCGGATTTCTCCAAAGACTTCTCTAGCCCGTCGCCCTCGGTTGCCTGCGCTTCTATGTCCATCTCACGGATGCGGTAAGCGTAGTCCACAAGCTCCGTGTATTGAGACGGCAGCTTGCCGGAGATGCGCCCGCTTGAATCCTTTTGTGATCGGTAGGTGTCGAGCAAATCGTCAATCTGCTCAGTGTATTCCTTGCGCATGAAGCGCTCAGTTTCCACGATGGCCTTTTCTAAAGCCGTTTGAATGGCTTTATAACGAGCGCGTTCAGTTGCCAGCCCTGCCAGTTTCACCATGCTGCCGCCCGTGACCTTAGCACGAACTTCAGGAGGGAATGCCGAGAGCGCTACGTTGAGAACGCGCATGTCACGAACGAGGGATTCGCGAGGACTCCAATCATCGGCTTGCATGTCGTCGGCTTCCTCGCGCCATGGAGCAACGCGGGCCTTTGCTTCTTTAACCGCATCACGGACGGTGGAGACAAAATTCTTGCGCCATGCAGAAGATGAAAACTCGGCCATCTTGTTAGCCTCTTCTTCCGTGAATTCGCCCTTGCTCAAGATGAGAGCCTTAGATTCTTGGAAGCGCTGCCACGCCTCGTAATCCTTGGAATCTTTGGAGCGCTGCGCTTCTTCCGTAGTCATCCCTTTTTCCGCAAGGATAGCGTCAAGTTCAAGCGTCTCGCGGAAGCTTTGCTCTGTGTCTAGGCTCGCTTTCGTGCGTTTCTCTACAACTGCGCGGATCTTGTCGCCCTTAGCCGTCCACCTGTCAGCGGCCCACATTTCACCGAGCCTATTTATCCGCTGCTGAGCAAGGTCACGGATTGCCATTGCCCGCGCAGGATTGCGTTTTGCCGCCTTGTCAAAGACATCCTGCCAGCTTTCCAGCGTATCGCTTACGATGTCGATGCCGGATTGTGGGGATAGGCTGAACGTTGAGCCCATCTTTTTGCCGTTCCAATTTTTAATCAGGATATTGGCTGGATCATAAATGACAATTTCAGTCGTTTCGTCCATGTCCTTTGCGTAAACCGCATCGAATCCAGCGCGTTGAATCAGCGTCGCGGAAACCTCGGCAGCTTTCGATGGTGACAAATTCATCCCGGTAAGCGCTTCATACGAACGGGTAAAACTGCCAATGAATGACTCATCCATTTTGACGCGGTTAATTCGCGCCACGTCATTAAATCCGTTGGCCTCAAAAACAGAACGCAAAGCTTCGCGCATCTGATTGTTGAACCCTTCCCAATACTCGGCGCTATCATCTCCGCGCATCATAACCGGGAAAGAGTCGGGCACCACAAGCGGGCGCTTAACCTTTAAACCAACCGAAACAAGATGCTTGCCATAACCTTTAGCGTCTCCCTCGTTTGGCGAGAAGTAAAAGCCAGCAGAGAACAATCCCTCATTGCCTGAGCCTTTGCCCAACTTGAGAATGTCGAATTGATTAAACTTTTTGGAATCAGTGCCGTGAAACGCTTGGACTGCGTATTCATCTGGATTTAACGCAGGAGCTAGGGAGAAAGTCGAGCCAACGGGCTTGCCGTTCTCTTCAAGGATCTTCACAAGCGACTCATCGAAGATGACGTAGTTGCTCGTGCCGTCGCCAGCGCCACGACTGCCAGCGTCAAGGTATTTGATGCCGGGGATGCCGAGGGAGGCGAGCCATTCAGATGTCTCTTTCGGATTTGGGGAAGTGATGGATTGATTAGACTGATACCAGTCGCCGCCAGTTTGATTTAGGTTTGGAGCAAAGTCAGCCAACGCCGACTTCACCTTCTCACTCTGCTCGCTCAGCGGCTTGTCCCAATCGAGGAACTCGTCCTCATCCGGCAGCAGTTCGACGGTGTAGAGGTTGCCTTGTTTGGCTTCCATCTCTGCTAGGGCGGCCTTAGCCATGCGAAGTTGGTCTTTATTGGCCTGTGAAGGATTTACATCTACCTCGCGTTCCCATGATTGAACGCTTATTTTGGCTGCTCGTAGTTGAGAGGGCGACTTGCCGAGCTTGTTCTTGTAATCAAGAGCCACCATACGCGCCGCCGCAAAATAAAGTCCCCAGCCATAAGCCTGCACGCCTTCGCCTGTGCCAATCTTGGCCATGCTGAACTTGTCCACCTTGTGCGGCGTGCCGTGGTAGGCAGTAATTGAGAACGTAGAAGGCCCAACAAGACGAGCGCCGTCTGGCATCTCCACGACTGGCGCGATTGTTTGAGGCTGTGCGCGTGACTGCATTTCAGGAGCCAGTGAAAACGCCATGTTCTGCACTTCCTGCTTAACCTCCGACTCTTCCCGTGTCGCCTCTTGAAGTCCTAGCACTTTGTCTAGGAAGCCGCTGAAGTCGTCAATCGTGCCGTTTCGCTCTGCGTCTCTGATGATTTTAGCAGTTGCCACGACGCCCTTCAGGTATGCGCCAACGGCTTTGAACCATGCACGCAAGCGCTGATATGTAGTCACATTCTCGGGTGATTTCTCTTGGAGAATCGCAGCGTCAAGAGCGCGAAGAATCGTGCCGGGTCGAAGGCCTGTCTTGTTGCCGTCTCTGTCGCGGCCTATCCAAGTGCGAACGCCCATTTCTGAGATGACTTCACGGACAAGATTAGAATCGCCTTCAGCGACGGCACGCTTTGCATTATCAAGCCAGAGCTTTTCTTCAGCCGTAGCCTTTGCGCCAAGCCTCATTATGCCGGATTCAAGCGCCGGAAGAAGCGAGCCGATAGCGTTGCGTGCATCATTTTCTGTCCATTGCCCAGCCAGCAGCCCGCGCCGGAACGAACTTTCGATGACTTCATGCGCTGCCGTAATCGCTTGCGGCACAGCCTCAGGCCCGCGAGAACGCCGGAAAACACGGGCAATTCCTTCGCCAAACTCTAAATAGTTGTCTCCAAGGATCAAACGCGCAGACTCAATTTGATTGCCGCCGATAGCTTCCGCTTGGTCTCGCAGGTTTTGAAAGCTCTTGGCATCGCCGATTTTGGTTGTCTTTCCTGTGACTGGATCGGTGAACTCAATTCCTTCACTTGTCGCCGTCGCCACCTCTGAACGAAGTTCCACACGCATCTGAGGCTGTAGAGCAACCATGTCGTCAACAAGCGCTGTCATCGTCTCAGCCTCGTATTCAGTCGATGCCGTGCGGATGTCGTCACGAATGCGCCTAGCAGCTTCTGCCGAGTCCGCATTAATCACGTTTCCACCTGCCGTTTCAACCTTCCAGCCTTGAGTGTCACGAAACACACGAACGCCAATTTGTGAGGCTTCTTTGTTGTTTGCCTCTTCAACCTGCCGCTGTGCCTGATTTGCAGCAATGACGCGCTGTGCCGCCGCCCGCATTTCTGCCGGAGCCTCGCCTTTAGTGGCAGCCTTTCTGAACTCCTGCCGAAACATCGACTCGGCCTCGGGCATCTTTCCAGCCGCGGATAGCTCCGCGATCTTGCGAGCCTCCGCTTCTGGAATCTTTGCCGCCATCATCTCATCGGGATTTCTAAGCATCTGGACGGATGCACGATAATCCGACACTTGCCCCACGCCTGCGCCAAAAAGCGCCATCGGAAGAATGGTGGCCAGAAGTTCGGGAGACTGGTCTTTGAAGTCTTGGAAATAGCCGTCCCAGTCAACGTCTGGCACGTCTGATTTAAGCGATTGAACCAAGCGAGGAATCACGCCTTGCGCTAGCTCCTCAGTGACCTCCGTAGTCGTGCCGATTGCCGTCCTGCCTGCGAACTGCGCAGCAATCCCGCCGGCGGAAAAGACGGGAGCAGTGAACAGCTTTTTCAGATTGGGAAGCCTACCAAATAGCAGACGATCCGAAACAACCTCAGTCACCGCCTGAAATGGCGCGGAGAGCGTTGCAATCTGCTCCACATCGGCGCGGCTCATCGTTGGATTGCTCCTGCGCAACTCGTTTGCCGTCTCGCGCTGGAAACTGCCAAGTAGTGCCGCAGGGCCAGCGTAAGGAATGAATGCGCCAATCGTCATAGGCACGTTACGAACCGCGCCAGAGATGTTCATGCCTAGCACGCGCACGTCATCGAGCTTTGCCAGCTTGCCTGTGGAGATGTCGCGGATGTCGTCGCGGAGATCCATCAAATCAGCGTCCTGTGATTCACGCGCTTTGCGTGCCTCAATCTCTTGTGTAGTCTCGGGAGTTAGCGGGATTTCTGAATACTGACCAGCAGCAGCAAGCACGTTGTAAGAGCCCGACATTGCAGTGTCTAGGAAGCGCTCGAACCCACGCGCAAACTCTTTGCCAAGCCTCTCGGCAGCGTTCGCGTCAACGTTTGCCGTAGCCTGCCGCGAAATAGCTTCGAGCACAAAAGGCCGCGATTCCTTGGGAACCTGAATCAGCTCCTGCGCCATGCCTGACCAGTCCATTCCTTCCGCTGACGTTTCGATGGCCTTCGCCTTTTCTGCCACGCTCCGAATTGTGGATTGATAGGGCAGAATCTTTTCACGGAATTTATCATGCGTCTCTTTTGCCAGTCCAAGGAAAGGCACTTGCCGCCCGCCTGCCACGTTTGGCATTGATTGCTCAACTTCGCGGAACTTGCCAAGCCACGACTCGCCGCGCGCTGCCGCGTTCCTGGCAGCCTCCGCCAGTGCGTCCTGCGCTTTGTAGTCTTCCGCGATCTTGCTGAAAAGATCCTCGTCGGAAACATTGGAAGCCTCACGGTTTTTGAAGTAGCCGCGAGCAATGCCGTCTTTGATTCCCTGCCAGTCTGGAGACGCTGGATTGACGCGCTGCCCCATCATGGAACCGGCCCAGCCCGCAACCGCGCCAGACATTAGGAGCTTGCCGCGATCTTCAACGCCAGCAAAAGCCGAGTCATCTAATGATGCCCCAGCCTCTCCAAAGTCACGATCAATAAAAGCTTTCCTCAGTCGGTTTTCTCTCTCTTGAATCTGCTCTGGAGTCATGGGTTCAGTGGTTGCGGTTGCGCGTTAATAGCTGGCAAAATTGGATTCGCGTCCAGCATGTCAAAATAGGACGTGACGTTTTCTGCCGTTGGTAGCGTGAGGATATTTTGTGAAGTCTTGCGAGCCTGCTCTGGCGTTGGATTGTCGCCGATTTGAGCGCGATACTTTTTCTTTAGGTCGGTAGCTTCGCTTTGAAGTCTGCGAAACTCGGCTTCCTTGCCTGTGGAAATGCTGCCGTTCTTTTCAAGAAGAGCGTCCATCTTTGGCTTGTAAAGCTTCTGAACGTAATCGTCATGGTCGGCGATGTCCATTTCCACAAGAGACGGCCCTTTGCCTTTTGTCTTGTTTGCCCACGCCGTGCCAAGATCGGAGAAGGCATAAGGCACCGCGTTTTTGAGCGCGTCCAGTTCGGCAGATATGGCAATCATCTGCTTTCTGTCTGGATCGGCGTCCATGTTGTATTTGCCAACCTTAGCCTCCATTTCGAGCCGCTTAACTGCCGCTTGTTCAGCTGTCACGATCACGGGACGTTTTGCCGCAAGTCGTAGCTCTGCCTGTTCTGCGTCTGACAGGTTCCACTTAAATTTGTAATCGTCAGCGTTGCCACCGTTCACGATAAAATCAGCAAACTCTGAGCGCTCGCGATTCTGAAAATCACGCTGAACGCCTTCTGCGTATGATTCAACGCTGGCCTTTTCCTGCGGCGTTAGCTCTGGGAACTCTCCAGCTTTGATTTTTGCCTTGGCAATGATGGGGTCAACATCGGCAATCTGTTTGATCGTGCCGACAGCTTCAAGCCGCTTCGATTCATCTTCAAAAGCCCTAACTTCCTGCGGAGTAATCGCGCCCTTTTTCTCCGCTTCCATAACGGCGTCCATCATGGCTAATCCATCGAAACGGTCACGGGCCATGCCGATTTTTACCTTGAAGTCTTCGGCCGCAAACTGGCGCTCAGCCTCTTGAATCTGTAAATCAATCGACTGCCTTTCCTCATTAGACATGGGGATACTAGACTTGTAATCACTTGCTGCCATTCGAGCCGCTGTGAAGTCGCCAGTTTGCCGCCCAATCTGAATGGCATTCTCAACCGAAAGCGCGGCATTCCTTCCGGCCTGTTTGAGGCTTTGCGCTTGGACGTTGGTTGTTCCGCTGATTGACCACATGCCGAAACGCTCCGTTGCCTGATTGCGAGCGTCTGGAGTCAGCGGCATTTCGGCAATCTCAGACTGAACGCGAGTCTTGATGGATTCCCACTCTGGCAGCCACTTCGATTCGTCGGGTTGATCCATCTGAAACTTAGCAAACTGTGACTGAGCCTCCTGCATTTTTAGGCTGGCAGTCGTGAGATTTTTCACATCTTGCACGCGCTTTGTTCTCTCGCTGATGTCAAACGCCACCGTTGCCACGCCTCCAATCGCCTGCCCGAGTGCGGCATTTGTGACGGCTGGAAGCTGTGCGACTCGCGCCGTCTGATTGCCCGTGTTGATTTGCGCAGGGCTTTGAAGGATGGGGATTCGTGCCATAAATTAAGCGGCTGTTTTAGCCTGTTGCGGACGTGTTGACCATGCCGAGTATCCAGACGATGCCGTTGAAGCCAGCGAGCTAATAGCCTGCCCCGTGGCGTTGGCTCGAATCTGCCCAGCTTCAGCTGCGCCCATTGCCAGCGTTGAACGGCGCTGAAACGCTAGCTGATTTTGCGCGAGGTCGTTCACTCGCTGCTGATCGGCTAGCTCTGTTTGCTGCTTTGCCCAGGTATCAGCCTCCAAAGCGAGGCTTGAGCCGGTGCCAAGCATCGCGCCAGAGCCCGCCATTGCGGCAAGTTGTGAGGCGCGGAAACGCCGTTGCTCCTGAACGGCTCGCCTGCGGTTTTCCTCGTTCTCCGCCGCCTGCCGCTTCTGCTCCGCTCCGATGGCGTCGGCTTGCGCTTGTGCGTTGTATTCGGTTTGCTTGGCCGTTGTCTGCGCGGAATCGTAGCTGATGTATGCGGACGTTGCCGCAAGCGCCAGCATCACGATTCCAGAAACCACTTCGTTACATGGTGGACGCGTGGCGGAGTAGATGCCCATCGGCCCCCCTGTAAAAAGTGGCGCATAATCAGCGTGATCACGGTATGACATAGACAGCTTGAGTAGAGGTATGATCGGAAACGTGCCAACGGTCCGCCTTCAAGAATCTTGCGAGCGGCGTTCTGGTGAATATCCGAACTACTTTATACTCCAGTGGCGTCCCATCGCAAGCTCGCAGATTTGAGAGATACGCCTGGATTGTCCGCCATAGAATCGGCCAGCCCTCGCGGCACTTCTTCATGCTCGTTCCCGGCCTTGTGAATAGATGGTCAATGAAGGCGAGCGGGCAGTCAAAGGTGAGATACACCCAGCACACGGCAACCGGCCCCTGTTCATCTTCCACAAGAAAGCCGTTCGGACTTAGTAGCTGTGGAACTATTGCCATGCTCCTTGCTTTGGCCCATTGTTCCACAATCGGGAAATCGTCGGGAGTGTAGGCGCGGATTGTCATGTGATGATGGTGATCAATCCCACGAAACGCCACCGCGTCAAGTGCCAGCGCCCGAGGCCCCTTCAATCTCAACCTCCAAGATCATACCCAGAATATTAAACGGCGTCGGGTGGCGTGAACTAATCACAATGTCGAGCGCGTTGCCCCAATCAAAGCCGAGAGGCTGCGGAAGTGTTTGGCCTGTCTTTGTGCGTAGCGTTGGATAGCCTGATGTCGGCGAGCGAGGAAAGGCGTCAATGTCCTCGTATTTGATGGCCGAAAATCCGGTGAAATCAATCTCGCCAGCGCTGCCTATCTTCTGCTGAACATTGCCGTAAAGAGATTGCCAGACACGGAATGAGCCGCGAGTGACATGCCATTTCCTCATCTGCGAGCTGCCGTCTTGAAGCTGAACCTCTGTGCGGTTTGGAATGAGAACGGCGGTGTATGGAATGCCGACTTTGTAAGTGCCTGCGATGTTGTCAAAAGTCTCCGCCTCTCCGGCGCTCGTAACGGTCAATTCAAGCGGTGATCCGTCAGTATTCAAAAGAACCGAATATTGACTGGTAAACACCACGTTAGCCAAATATCCAAGCGCAGGATTTGCGGCGGCTGTTGGAAACTTCGTGGCACCCATTGAAAAAGTGCCAGTCACAAACGTCCACGAATCCATGAAAATCATGGGCGAGTTGTTTGTAGTGCTTGAAAAGTCTTCATCTGCCGATGTCATCGCGGCTTGCATAACCGCCCCGTCAATCGACTCAAGGCACATAAAATCACCGCTAGCGTTGCTCCTCTCAAAAAGGAAAATCAAGGAATCACTGGCCGTTGATTCGCTATAAAGAGTGCAGAGCGAGTAGCAGCCGCCAAGATATTCACCAAGCCCTGAGTTGTGCCTATGCCATGCCGTGACGTTGTTCTCTCGGTCGTAGGTGAAGCCAGACCATGATCCGTCCTCATGAATTAACCACACGATAGGATCGGGCGATTGTGAATAAGCCACGTTTCTCACGTTTGAGCGGCTAGGAATGTGCTCCGCCAGCAACGTCATCTCTGGCGCTGAATATCCATCTTTCTCGAAGACATAAGCGAACTCGCGCAGGCGGTTATCTCGGGTAAGCCAGAGTAAGCCGTCGCCCGAAAGGATAGGTTGATGTTTGCTTGAACCGTAGCGACTCCAACGGCGCAAACGCACGCTAGAAGGCGTGAGCGCGTTGTCCTGATCTCCACTGTCCATCGTCCATTCCTCGCCAGTGGTGCCGATTACCATCGTGCGCTTAAAGCTGGCAATCCACTGGATGTCATTCGCCTGCGTTGCCGCTAGCGTCACGTCAATGCCGGAGGTGTCCAGCGATCCAGTCAGGAAGGTATAGAAGTCATCCGTCTGGCTGCCCCAGATTCGCATGGGCTCTGTTGCTGTGCAGGCGTAGAACAGCCTCGAATCATGGAAGGCGACAGTCTTTGGATACCCACGAGTCACCGAGAATGCGCCCTTGCGCCACACCGGGAACGCCGTGCCAATTACCTCGTTTGGAATGAGTGAATCAACGGCCAGCTTGGGAACGCCCTTCACCTCCGTTGTGCTGGTGTAGCTCTCGATTTCAAAAGGGATGTCGAGCTTGCCGACTGCGGGCTCAATAGTCATCGTTCCGCTACCCGTGGCGCTGGCCTTGATAGCAACCCAGCGATACCATCCGCCCGTGTTCGGAGCATCTGCGGTGTAGCTAATTGTGCCCTCCAAACTGCCGCTGATATACCATTCCTTAATGGTAGTAAAGTTCATGCGATCCAAGCTCTCTTGAAGTTGGAGGGTGCATTGATTTGGAGATGCGCTGGAACTCCAATTTGTGCGGGCTAAGTAGCTGCCCTGAATGAAAATGGCCGCGCTTGTTGTCGTGCTGATACTTGCGGGAATCGCCTCCGATGTGACGCGATTTGTTGAGCCTGGAGAGAGCAGCCAGATAGAACCAACCTCGTTAGCGTCAAAAGTGGCGGAAGATGCGATCAGGCGATAGTCAGTGATGGAAATCAGCACCCATTGAGCGCCTACGCCGGGACGGTTTGCGCTACTGGCCGTGTTTGCCGTGATGCAAAAATAATTGCTGCCGAAGTATTCCACGACATCGCCTGCAACGTAGGCTTGCCCCACATTCCACGGTGTTTTGTAAGCGGCCTTGTCCCACTTTGCCGCGGTAAATGAAGCGTCGCTGTTGGCCGTCTTGCACCTGTAAAGCTCATTGAGATACAGGACGAAATCGCCCACGGCGTAGCTTGTAGATGTCACCCATGAATTGGCATCGTAAACCAGCGTCATCGTCACGGCATCCGATGGCGGATCGAGCGCAGGAGCAAACTGGAAAGGTGTGTCAATGATTGACCACGTTCCGTCATTTGCACGGGTAATGATTCGCGGATGCTTCGTCCCAACCGTGAGGTGCATGATGTCGTTGAGCTGACAATAATGCAGATCGTGGATCTCTGCCTCCGTGTAGGTTGTCGTCAGAGTTGTGACGAGCGTGAAGGCGCCAGCGCTGTAGCTCCAAACCTTAGTGGCGTTCGCTTTGAAGCCGAGGACGAAATTGATGCTTGTCGAGCGCCGGAATGGGATCAACCTCACGCATCCCGTCACATCCGAGTTAGCAGCGCCGAAACGAGTGCCGGGGCGCTTGAACGCTCCACCGTAGGGACGCACGATGAAGTTTTCCAAGATTCGGCATCCTGTGCCGTATTTCTCCGAGTCCGTGCGCCCGTCCATGAGCGGTGACATCTCGCCACCGTTGAACACTGCCTTGATGGTTTGAAACTGTGGCATGATGATTAGTCAGTAATTCCGCCCGTCCAGTATCCGCCGAAGCGAGCGCTTACGATTTGAGAGTCATTAAATGGCGGGATGCGCCTAGCCTTGCCCTCGTTGGAGTCGCGAGCCTTCACAGGTGGAGCAACGGCCTTTTCAAAGAACTGGCGCATCTGCTGTGCCTGCCCTGTCGCTCCTTGCGTGTCCTGCGCGATGTAGGAGGCAAGGAGGAATGAGAACGCCGTCACGAAGTCGGCAGGATATTCGGTGACGTCGGTAATGCGCTGAATGTATTTGAGGTTGATCGTCTCCTCATCAGTGAGGATTAGCCCCTTTTCAAAAGTGAAGTCAGCACCGGCATCTTCCATCTGGCCTCCGCCAGCGTTGAGCGAAATCACGCGCAGGCAGTCATCCGGTGGCGTGTGCTGGAAATCCCAATCAAAGGCCGGAATCTTTACCCATTCACCCGTTGCTGCCGTGTAGGTGCCAGCAAAAACGGAATCTTGAAGCGTGAACTCATCGGCGTCCACGCGAGTGACATACCATTGACCGTTTGCAGCCGTGACGCCTTCCACGTCTTTGATGTAAACCCTGTCACCCGTCTGAATGCCGTGGCTTCCGTCTGTGATCTTTATCAGCCCGCCCGAGCTTGTCACATCCGTAACATTGTAATACGTCACCGTTTGCCGGTGGCGAGCCGTGGCGAAGTTCCACGGATGCGCCCGCAATACCTCGTCTAGTGCGGTGTAGATCGGAGTTCCTGCCCCTGGATTATACCACTTCCGCAGACTCGCGGCCTGCTGCGTCGTGTCGGAATCCAGCGCAGTCAGCGCACGCCCGCCCAGGTGGGCAATGGCAAGGTTTGCAATCTCGGTAGCAGTCGCGGCCATAGTCGTAAAGTTTCAAGAAAAAGGGAGGCTCCCCAAACACAAGGAGCCCCCCATAAGCAACCAACGGGAGGGTTAGTTCCAGTTGATGTATGCCACGTCGAAGTAAAGCACCACGGAAGCGGTGACGGTATTCGCAGAGGCAACGGTGACAATCACGGCGGTATTGTCAGTGGTGACAGTAGCGGCCAAGTCGCCAGCTGTGCCAGCAACCGCAGAGCCAAAGCCCACGGTGCCACCGCTCGAAAGAACGATGCCGTCAGCGTAGAGGTCAGCGTTTGCGCTGGTGCCAATGTCGAGCGTCAGCGTAGTGCCGGGGTCAACACAAGTGACCGTGCTAAGACCGCGAAGGATGGAAGCGCCCTTTGGAAGATAGCAGAGGTTGAATGTGTCATTCGCGGCTTCGCTGCCGGTAGTGGTGTAGGAAGCACGAAGGATTTTAACCGTGCCGCCAGTGGTTCCTGTCCGGTTAGGACGTTCGGAGCCATCAAGCAAAGCGGAGGCTTGTGCGGTGTAGAATGAGGTGTCAGTGAGAGCAGCCATAGTAGTGAGTCTTTGAAGGTGAGGGTTGAGAGAAGGGCGGCTTTTACACCACCCTTCTCAGTTCAGGTTATGGGGTTTCGTCGCTGTAGATGCGGACCACTTTCTCATTTTCAGTGCGGACGGCACCGAGCATCATCGTGGAGCGGATCTGGAGCGCGTGGCGGCGCTGTGGCAGGATGTCCATGCGGGTCTGACGATCCGACATGGCGAACTTCACAGCCGAGGAATGGAAGGCGAAGCAGCTGCGAACGTCAGCGGTGCCGCTAACGGTGCCGACTGGCAGACGTTGAGACTTCAGGAAGGTGAAACCGAGGAAGGTGTTCACCTGTCCGTCAACAAGGGCTTTCACCGTGTTGAAGTCCGCGCTCGTCAGATTGGTGTCACGCAGGAGGTCTTGTTCCTGTTGAGCACCGATCACGATGTAACGGCCCTGAGAAGGCACCTCGGAAACGTCCATGAGATACTTGGCGCGGCGGAGCTTTGCCAAGGTCATGCCAATGGAGGTGGGCGAGCCGGTTTCAGCGTAGTTGGCGGCGATGCTTTGACCGCTTGGGAAGCTGTCAGTGGTCGTGCCGTCCTCGCCAATGTAGCGGGTGGCGTCAAAGGCGCTGATGATCACGTCATCAATCGCACGGTTGAAGGCCATCGCGTGAGACTGCACCTCGTCAGATGTAGGCAGGACGATGGTGCCAAGGAAGTGCTTATCCCACTCGTCAAAGGTCGTGACCTTCTCTTTTGGGCGCTGGGTGAGCCAGTATTTGCTGGCATCAAGCTCGCCGTCTGGAGTATCACCTTTGCGGGTAAGGATGTCTTGTGCCTCACTGTCATTCAGGAGGTTGAACCATTTCTTTTTGCCGGTGAAATCGGCGCGAGTAACGGATGTGAGCAGACGGGAATCCATCTGCTGGAGAACTTGATCGAACGATGTTTGGAACGTGACCGGGTAGAAGGTATCAATAGTAGCCATGATAAGGCGTAAGTTTGGAATTTGAGTGGAAGCTGATCGTGTGATCAGCGGGAAGAATCGTGTCTCCCGTCTTCTCGGTTCTCCGCTTTCGCGGGCCTCAATTTCGGCTTGCGGCTTATCCTGTCGGGGCCGTCGTTGTGCAATTTCTAGATCATATATGATTTAATGCAAGCACAAAAAAGCGGCTCCCATTTCTGAGAGCCGCTAGTGATGGCGTTGCGAAAGTTATTTCTGGCTAGCCTCAAACAGCCTTTTCAGTGTTTCGAGTGCTGCCTGCTGTTTTTCTGGCCCGTTCTTGCCATTAAAATCCGGCCCCTTCTGGATTCGCTCCATTTGTTCGCGATAAGTCGCTTGTGAGTCGGAACTGATCAGCCCTTTGTCATCACCAATCATCTCGTCAAAACGAAGTGCAGCGCGGATGAAATGCGGATTGTTGCCAAGCCCGCTCGCTTCCAGGTCCACACCCATAGCAATAGCACCACGGTTAGCGCGCTGCCAGTTGTCTTTGGCTGCGTCCTTCCACTCGGCGTTTAGTTCTGCAACCATGGCCTCGACTTCGGCCTTTTGAGCCTCCTCGGACTTCGCAACCAAAGCGCCCACCGTCTCATTGTTGAGCGCAATCAACTCATGCAATGCCTCCGGTGGCACGCTGTATTTGTGAGCGATGCTCGCCGCTTTCGTGGCAAGTTCTGCGTTCCACTCGACGCCTTCCGGCAGCTTGTCGGGAGCTTTTAGCCCGTAATCCTCCGGCTTCTCAGGCGCACCTGTGAACTTGCGAAGCTCAGAGAAATACTTGGCGTGATCTTCTGGGGTGGCATCTGCTCCCGGCTTCTTCGGTGCCTGCGACTTCGATGAGAACGCCTTTTCAAGATTGGCGTAACTGATGGCAAGTTGGTCAATCTTCGCCTCGCCTTTCTGTGCATCCCAAAACTTCTCTGGGATGTATTCGGGGCGTGTCACCGTTGATGGCGCTGCCTCGATTGTGGTCGTTGTTGTGTCGGTTGTGGTCGCTGCTTGCTGTTGCAAGGCATTGTCCGCCGTTTGTGTGGTTTCGTTTTCCATAGGAATTAGTTGGCTTTTTGCGCGAGCGCTTTGGCCTTGAGCCAAGATTGATATTCGTCGCCCGTGTAAGGATGGTCTCTTGGCGTGTAGTCAAAGATGACGGCTTTTTCCTTCTCGCGCCCCTCAACAACCGTCACGCATCGAATCATCTCGCCAGCGTTAATGAAATTGAGAGCGCGTTTGAATGCCTCCTCGCTAGGGTCGAGAAGGTCAACGCAAACAGTGGTTTTGTCTTTGTATCTCATAAGCCGTTAGATTTGCAATACTGCGCGTATGCTTCCGATCCGTGATGGTTGATAAAGCACCGGGCGAAGTAGGACGTTCCAGGCGTGCCCCAATCGGAGCCGATGGCGAAAGAAATGCCTGCCCCTGCGTCATCACTCACAGGGACAGGCTCCGTCACGCTGTCGTTATCGACACCGGCAGCGGCGGAAAGTGGTTCAACCTGTAAGGATTCCTTACCAGTTGGAAGATTGGCTTGCTCTTCTGGCGTGTCGGCAATCTCAAACTTGAGCCCATCGATGCCCGCGGCTTGGCGAATCTGGCCGATGATGCGCGGGGCTTGCTTGGCCTTCATCCAAGCAATGCCGCCGATAATGCTGCCGATGATTTCGCCGTCGCGGTCAATCTGGTTGTCTGGTGTGATCGTAATCATGTCTCTTGTTCTTTGGGTTTCTCAGTCTCTGGAATGCCTTTGAGGAACATCGTGAACAACCAGCGCAGAGGTTCTTTTTGCCCTTCGCGAAATGCGGCTTTCACAGCATCTCCGCCTTGCTCAAAGGCTGGATTGAGGATGCCGCCAACGTCTGCGTTCAAACTGCGGAAAACTAGCTGAAAGTCTGGCTTGTCAAAAAGTCGGAGCGCGGCTTTTAGCACGTCCTTCTTTTCGCCGGCAGTGAGCGGCGTTAGGAGTTCTGCGGTTGTGGGCGTCATGTGATGATTCAGCGTGATGAATTACGCTCCCAATAGTTCGCCTACCTTATCGACACCGCCAACCGATTTTATCGCCTGCCCGGCTTCTTTTGCCATCATCGCGGCTTGCTGCATCTGTTGAGCTTCTGCGCGTGACTGCTGGATGGCCTCGACTTCCTCACGCTTGCGAAGCAATCCCTCGGGCGCACCAACAAGGCGGGACTTCTCGCGAATGTAGAAGCCGGTGTCGATGTTGTCCATCACAGTTGGGTCAATCGGAGCGAGGGCGGCGGCGGTCTGCATTACCTCATCCGCCCCGCGTGCGTTCCATGCGTCAATTGCCATTGCCAGACGGGAAGTGAGCGCGATCTCAGGGTCAGACACCTGGACGAATCCACGGCCAACGGCCTCGTATGCTTCCTGCGGCGGAGGCGGCAAGAGTCCATTTTCAGCGCATAACTCAAAGGCACGGCGAAGATGCGGCTCAATCGTCTCTCTTACGTCGCGGTGATAGATCGGGCCCACAGTGTCCAGCTTCTCGCCTGCCCGCTGCGCCACCTCGTAGGCGGTCATCTCGCGGTCAATCTGCGCAAACATCTGGAACATATCCAGCGAGCACAGACGCTTGATCATGTCCTGCCGCATCTTCACGCGCTCCAACGCAACGGACCATTCACCCGTGACAGGCACTTGATAAACCGACTCCGGCCCCATGCCAGACGGGTAGTAATTCAGCGCCCGTGCCGCCGTCTTTAAACTGCCCTCGAAGCTGTCAGGAACCATCATTGGCGGGAAGACTTGTTTCTCGCTAAACACGTCCATCATCTGCTGGATGAAGTTCAGCTGCCGCGCCTCTGGCAAAATGGCAAAGCCTGGGCCATAGCCCCAGCCTGCGGATTGAATGAGCGAATCGTAAGACAGATAGCGGCCAACGGTGAACGGGAAGCCATCGTAGCCGCCCTCTTGCACCATCTTTTGACTCTGCATCTCAACATACGCGGAGAGGTATTTCTTCCGAGTTTTCACGTTGTAGCCGTATGTGCCAACCTTGGACGGCTCGCGAGGCTCTACGATGTGAATGAAGGTGAACGACTTCGACTTATCGCCGTTGTCAGCGATGCAATCCTTGATGCACTTTGGCAGATTCTCCTCACCAAACCTCTGCTGCGCCTGCTCCGCTGTGAGGTCAAACTCGCGAATGAAGCGGTAAACTTTGCCGAACGGGTCAAGCTCAAAGACGTAGGTGCCGATTTTGATCTTCTCAAAGCGAAGCCGGTTACCCTCGCCCATCTCGGAGAAAATGGCAGTCGTGCCGAAGTTCCAGAGGTCAGCAACGGATTCTAAGCGCTCGAGCTGGAAGTTGCTCTTGCTGTTGATCTCTTGATTTAGGATCTGTGAGCACTCCGAAAGCCAACCTTTCACCGCGTCGTCATTCTTGAGCTTCAGGTTTGGCTTGAGCGCAAGCCATGGCTGCGAGGCTGGCGTTGTCCATGAGGTGTAGGCAGCAACCGCCCGTTGCACGGAGTCTGTAGCCGTGGCGTCGTAGATTTGCGCCTCCACGTTAGCGTCTGGCATGTATCGCTTAGTCGTAATGCCAGCCTTTCGAGGCGTGGCATAATTGGCGATGTCCTGCCAGATTTGATCCATCGTTGCCACGCGCTGATCTTTCAGCCGTTGGTAACATTTGATCCAGCGCTTCGTTTGATCGGTGCCTTCGTTTTCCATGTTACTTAGGTTTTACGCCTCCAAGAGATTTAGAGCCACCAAGAGACTTGGCAGCTGGCGGCGTGAATGTGTTCACCATGACACCTTCGCCACCCATGCCGAGAGCGCCAATGGAGCCAAGCGCAGACTTTGGGGCCAAAGGATTAGCTGGATTGACGGTCTTTTGCAGCCCCATTCTGCGGGATGCTGTCACGCCCGCTTGTTCGCCCTCGGCTGAATCGGCGCGAACTGGAGCCGGTGACGGTGCTGGTTTCGGTGGTTTTTTTGCGCTGCCTCCCATAGTGCGGTCAGAATCATATATGATCTGACTTTAGCAAGCGGGAAAACGGAATCCAATGCACCTCTCCGCCATCCTCTCTGCAAAATCCCAGCCACTTCCGTTTATCCTTGAGCGGATCAATGCTGATGAAATGGTCGAGACAGCCAACGGCCAAAGTCACGAACACTCCCGGCTCAGAATACTCCCCAAACTCTCGCACACAATCAACGGCGCAGATAAAGCAATCAGGCGACGAATAGACATAGCCGCGCTCCAAATGGTCGTAAATCATCCGGTGGAAGTCCATCCCCAGACGGCGAGCCACGCATTGAGCCTGTTCGTAGGGCGTCATGTCGTTTGCCATTCTGCCCTCCTTTTTGGTTTCTCGCCAGCTTCAACTGCGCTTGTGACAAACCCTAGCTCGTCGGCACAGCCGAAAGTCAGCATGGAATCGGCCCCGTGGCTGTTAATGTCGTGCAACGGAAGCGCCCGCATTGCCCCGCTTGCCGCCTTAGGCTGCGTCCTGTAATTCATCAGGCAGCCGATACCAGAGGGTAAATCCTCCCCAAACTCGTCTTTTTGCTTCGTCTCGCAGGCTGGATCAAACCACATTCGGGCAATGCGGTCACGAACGGCGTTGACGGCGTCCCACTTGTCGCCGGTGACTGGAACGGTGATGATCTTGTGATTTGCCATCCCTGCCTCGACTAGCTGTTGCCTGTAGGTCTTAGTGTATCCCTTGTCCCTGTAATCGACATCATGCGGAAAGAAATGCTTAGCTATCGGCCTGCCGAGTTCTGCCTCCCATCGCTGAATTTGCGCCACGGCCTCGATTGCACCCTTGCCAGTCGTGAGGAAGAAGCGGTGCCAGTTAATGTCACGGAAAGGCATCTGGCCCAGCCATGCGCTCAGTCCGTCATTGCCGATGTCCCAGAACGTAAAGAGTGGATACTTCGGCTCGATGACAAGCGGCCTGATCCTGCCTTGGCTCTTAGCCGTGACCATGCCAGGGAAGATTTGCCCCGAGACAATCGTCTTGATGCACTCCTCGGCAATCGTTGGGAACTGCGTCCAGATGTCCTCTTTCTGCTCGAGCTTCTTTTTCTCGTAGTAGGCCCATCGTGACGGAGGGAGCGTGATGCCGTGCTTGGCTTGCATCTCGGAAGCGTAGGCCAGAGTCTCAGCTAGGACTGGTGCATACCCGGGCAGCTCATACGATGGGTGCCCATACCACGGGAAGAAATGCAGCTTCCAGTCCATGCGTGAGAGCGGCTTGCCAACCATGGACAGCGCCAAGTCAAAGATGTCGCGGGCAATCGTGCCCTCCCCGCCTTCCATCGTCGTCTCGATGTCGATCACGCCATTCGCGCCCAAGGAGTTCAAGGAGCCTCGTTTGACCTTTCGGGCCCTGTCTGGCGCTTGCGCAGACATCGGGCCAGCCTCAGACCAATGGAGACGGCGAGGGGTGCCGCCCATGAAGCTAGTGCCCGCCTCCTGCTTCGATCCATTCGCCCACACAAGGCAGCCCGTGGCGTCCGAGGTCATTGGGACTGTCTTGTGAATCAGCTTCCAGCATTCAGCGATTACAGGATTCGGATGCAGCGGCCCGTTCTTCCAGGCGTTGCGGGCAATGTCGAGCTTCTTGAATGCGTCATCCTCTTTGAAGTCAACATGAGCACAGTGAGTGTTTGGCGTGGCTATGCACTCGTCCAGATAGTCCAGCACGATCAGCGTGGACATGCCCAGCTTTCGAGCCTTTGGCGTCATGTTCCTACTGTGACGCTCGCGCAGGTATTGCTCTTGTTCAGAGCGTAGGACAAAGGGAACCATGCCGCCGTCTGCGTCGTCCTCGGGCAAAATGAGGTAAAGATTCCGCATCCGCCACTCTTTCGAGGCTAGCTTCTCGGCAATCTCGTCGGCGGTAATCATTTACCAAATACCCTAACCACAGCTTCCGAGAGGTTTTCAAGGCCGATGGAGCCGGAGTGCTTGACCTCCTCAGGCGCATAGAACGCCGCTGCCTTGCCAATCTGTGACAGTGCGCCGGTAGCGGCTGAAAAGTCATCTGCATCCTCGGCCTTGTCGGCAATCGTGGCTAACCGTTCCAGCCATTTTTCTTTGGTCATGTCAAACTTCTTCTCGGCTTTTTCGGCCACTTTTGCCCGTAACTCCTCAATCCTTGCCTTCACCTTGCCATCGTTTGCAAGCTTTGACGCTCTCGGGTCAATTGAGATTCGATCGCCGTTTGGATCTTCGGCAACATGCTTTCTGTAAGCCTGCGCGGCTGGAATATTCAGCGCGCAATCTTGAGCAAATGCCTCATAAGCTGGGTTTTTCAATGCTGGCATAGATGATGATCGTTCGTGTTTGCGAGGGAGGTGGTAGGAGGGAAAATGCGAAAAATCCAGCAATTTTCTATCTTTTGCATGGAGTATCCTTGCAGAACTTAACGCTGAACCGGACTTGCGCCGGTTAGCTCAGTGTTCGGCAGAGATGGAATCGGCATCCAGTAAGTTACTTCCTCCCAGTTTTCGTGACCGTTGAAGTAGTAGTCACCCGGCAGTGTGCCGCTATACCCTCCGAGCTTTTGATCCGTCCATACCGATTCTCCGTCAGTGACCAAGATCACATTGAGGCTGTTTGGCGCGGTGCTGATCGGAAACCAAGAAGCCGAACAAGGCGTGGATGGACAATCCTCACCAGCTTTCTCCTTCGGTTTGCGTTTCAGTATCATCGACATTTTTCCTGTTCTCATCGTTCTATTTTGGTTCGGGTGGGGATGCCATCACATTGACGTCCGCCAGATATTGCGGGGCGTAGGAGCGGAGCCACTTTTCGGCCTCGTCTTGGTGGTTCACCTCGTCGCGCATGATTTCGGCCAGCAATGCAGCGGCATCATTGAGTGCTTCGACCGCTT